ATTTCGGGCAAAACGGCAAACTTCACGGGTGATAATCAGATCAAACTTGTGAAGGTGAGCATCCGCAAGCATCTTCATAAAAGCAGGGCGTTTCTTGGCTGCCGTGCCTGTAATGCCCTCATCCATAAAAACGCTGATTTTGATACAATGCAACGATTACAGTTTAGGGGGTGCAAAAAATCTGCACCCCCTACCTTTTAACGATGCACCCCCCTAAGTCGGATTTGCACCCCCTATTATTTAACGAATGGGTGCATAGAAAAAAGCACCCAAGATTTCAAAACCCTGAGTGCAAAATGGTGTATTTGCTTATTTCACTGTAATCTCTGTTCTATCACGGAAGGTCACTGCAATCTCATCCTTGCTTTTCACCGTAAGGAAATCTACCAAGGCACACCACAGTCCTTTATCAAATTCCGTCTGGAACTGTGCGGTTTCCTTGACCGCAATGATGAAATCCTGCAGCTGTTGATGCCGAGCTTTCTTATCCGCAATTTCGGACTCCAGCTTATCGTAGGTAGCTTTCTCCGCTTCATACTGTGAAATCAAGCTGTCGTAGCGTTCATTATAAGCTTCCTGGTCGAGTACCACACGGGCATTCTCCGCCACGATGTTCTCTGTCTGTTCCACCAAGGCATTCATCTTTACGGCACTCTCGTCAAGTCGCTTTTCCAGTTCAGCGGTGTCCGAGAGCAAGTGCAGAATGGTTTCCGCATTTTCCATCAGTGCTTCACGCTCGGAAAGATATTGATTGACAGCCTTGATGAATACTGCTTTGATTTCATCTTCGGTCAAATGCGGCGTTTGACACTTGCAGCCGTTCTTAAATTTATGATTGCACTGATAGATCACCCTGCGGTACTTGTCGTTGGAATGCCACACCTTAGAGCCGAACCAGCCGCCGCAGTCTCCACACTTGATTTTCGATGCAAAAATACCTGTTCCGCTGTACCGCCCTTCTGAATTGGTGCGGCGTTCCATTTCTGCCTGCACCTGCTCGAAAACACGAGGATCAATAATGGCTTCGTGGTTTTTCTCCACATAGTATTGAGGTACTTCGCCATTGTTCTTCTTTTTCTCTTTGGTAAGGAAGTCTGCGGTGTAGACCTTCTGTAAAAGGGCATCGCCCTTGTACTTTTCGTTTGTTAGAATGCTCCTGACCGTAGAGCTGCTCCAGTTCTTTTTGCCGCCAGGTGTAGGAATTCCAAGTCCCGTCAGCTTTTTCGCCACCTTGCCACAAGAGTATCCGTCCAGAAACAGCTTGTAAATCAGCTGCACCGTCTTTGCCTGCTCCTTATTGACCACAAGGTTTCCATCGGGTCCACGGTCATATCCAAGGAACCTGCCAAACGGTACAGTTACCTTGCCATCCGCAAAACGCTTACGCTGTCCCCAAGTGGTATTCTCTGAAATAGAACGGCTTTCTTCCTGTGCAAGAGAACTCATGATCGTGATGAGCAGCTCTCCTTTCGCATCAAAGGTCCATATATTTTCCTTTTCAAAGTAACATTCGCAGCCGTTTTCCTTCAATTTTCGTATCGTAGACAGGCTGTCAACCGTATTTCTTGCAAATCGGCTGACCGATTTGGTGATGATAAGGTCTATCTTTCCCGCCAATGCATCCTGCACCATCGAATTGAAACCATCGCGGTGTTTGGTGTTGGTCGCACTGATACCTTCATCTGAATATAAACCTGCAAACTCCCAGTCGTCACGCCCCTTGATATAATTCGTGTAATAATCCACCTGTGCCTCATAACTCGACTGCTGTTCCTCGTGGTCAGTGCTGACACGAGCATAGGCAGCCACCTTTCGCTTTTCCTTTGCGGTAAGTGGAGTGGCGGTGAATCGACTGATTGTCGCAGGGATGGTTCTCACATTTTTTGCCATGTTTTCTCACTCCCATCGTAAAAATAATATTTCAAACTGCCGTCTTTCTGGACAATAATCTCTTTGACTTGCTTTTCAAACTCATGGGCATCAAATTCATCTGTACCCATAATGTAAGCGGATATGGTTCGCAAATTGCAGTCTGCTAAGTCCTGTGCATTGCATTCCGTTCTGACCTTTGACTTGCCTTGGCAATACCAATAGTGATACTTTCCGTAGCTACAATATCTGCGAAGCACATTCCCACAGATGCCGCATTTGATTTTCCCGATGAACTCATCTGTTTCTGTGGTTATGTGGTTCACGTTGTTTCTCAGCTTGAGCGTTTCAAAGTGCCTGCCAGTACCGTCTTTCAGATAAAAATCGATACTGCCTGTTTTCTGGATTATCATCTTTTCTACGGTTGCGGTGAAAAACTCGTCATCAAAGGACTTTTTCTTCATCACTTTGCAGAAAATTTCTCTTATTTCCGTATCTGCATAGTTCACACTGTCACAGGTAACGCCCGGACGATGCTTTGCCCTGCAGCTCCAGTATAAATGACCGCCGTCTTTCGTGGTGCTTATGGCTCTGCCATACCGTTTGCCACACATACCGCAGAAGATTTTCCCATCAAATAAATTGTGTGGTCTTTTTAAGGCTTTTTCCTTTTTCATCTTTACAGGCTTCGGCGGCATTTTCCATATCTTTGTCTCACCGCCCTTGAACTGCATCTGAACATCTCCGCCATCCAGCACCGTAATACCGTTGACGGTTTCATTGAACTTCTGCTCGTCAAATCCATCTGTTCCCATCAGCTCTGCACATATTTCCTGGAGCTTAGGCTCTGTAAAGCTCTGACTTCCGCAGTTCAATCCCTTTTCTTTCTTGCTGCGGCACAACCATCTTGCACACTTCGCTCCTTTTGCCGCTGCCACCCTTGCGTATGATCTGCCGCAAATACCGCACCTTATCTTTTGGGTAAATGGGTAAGTCGGGTTTTGCATCGACTCTCTGCGCTTATGCTCAGCAAGCACCAATTGATAAGTTTCCTTGTCGATAATGGCTTCATGGGCATCCTCGATAACATACTGTGGCAAAGCACCATCATTGATGACCTTTTTCCCTGAAATAGGGTCTGGTATGTAGGATTTCTGCCTACGGATAATGCCTGCATAGATATCATTATGCAATAACTGCCTTACCGTAGATTCGTTAAACAGTTTGTCATTGATTGTACGGTATCCGGCATCATTCATATTTTCTGCAATCTTACGCAGTGTTGTGCCGTCAAGGTACATCTGAAACATCCGCCGCATCATTTCGGCTTCTTCAGGGATTACCATGTAGCATTTCTGTTCCTCATCGTACTGATAGCCACTCAGGTGCTTATTTGCCATCCCAATCTCACCAGATTGAAACCGCTTGCGAATACCCCATTTGCAGTTATCAGAAATGGAACGGCTTTCTTCCTGTGCAAAGGACGCCAAGATGGAAAGCATCAGTTCGCCGTCACCACTCATGGAATTGATATGCTCTTTTGCAAATCGTACTTCCACACCGATACTTCTCAAATGCCGTACCGTTTCCAGAAGATCAACTGTATTTCTTGCAAATCGGCTGATGGACTTCGTTAGGATAATATCGATTTTCCCATCTTCGCAGTCCTGTAACATTCGGCAGAACTCATCACGCTTTGCAACCTTTGTGCCGGATATGCCATAATCTGCATATACCCCTGCGTACTGCCAGTCGGGATTCTTCTGAATCATACTGCTGTAGTAGCTGACCTGTGCCGATGCGGAATGCAGCAAACGTTCGGTGTCTCTTGACACTCTGGCATAAGCGGCAACCTTTTTCTTTGGCTTTATAATCGCCGCTTTTGGTTCGATTTTGCTTATCTTTCGCATAGAATCACTCCTTGTCAGCATCATATATTCCCGTACTTCTCGGCATTTATCAAGTCAATATCGGCAAATAATGTACCCGAACTTGGAGCGTATTTTTCGGTAAAAATTGTATCAATTTGACGGTATTCATCCTCTGTGATGAGGCACTGCCGGAGCATGGAACGAGCCATCGCCATCGTTGCCTGATATAGCTTTTCTCTCTCCATTTCTTCTTTAGACATTGCCGCCACCTCCGAATCTGTCCTCGATGTAGCATTCATGGCAGCAATACTTCCGATGTGCATTTCCGTAAGCTGTGAACGGCTTTTTGCAGCAGGCACATACAAATTCGTAATTTGCCTTTTTATCCACTCGGTCGAGATGCTCATTCCACCATTTCATCCGGCATTTATCAGAGCAGAACTTTCTCTGTTTCCTGCCAGTGGACACTTGTATCGGTTTGCCACAGCAAGGGCAAATCCCGTCTTGCACATCTATTTGCTTTTCTTCTGTTTTATTACGCTTGCAAAAACTCTTGATGGTATTCTCCGACAGCCCCATCAGCTGTCCGATTTTCTTATATCCGAAGCCGTCTCTTTTGTAGGCTAAGATTTGTTCTTTTTGCTCATTTGTCACAATCGCAGACCTCCAATCATCAAGGGTTGCTCCTGCGATTCAGAATTGAATCGTTAATTAGTTCTCCCTTTGACAGCTATGTATTGAAAACTGCGATTATTCCGTTTTACGGCAAAAAAATAATGCCCACCAAGGAATCTACTCCTCGATGGGCATTACTGCTGTGTGGTTATTCAGTTATCTGAGCAGTTCGTTGACACGCTTCTGCACCGCAGAATAGTCATAGCCTGCCGCTGTCAGTTTCTGCTTTCTCTCCGCTCCGTTACCCCATTTGCCCTGAATCACTTCACGAGCAATGGTGTCCACAGATTTCTTTGCTATTGCAGTCGGATAGACCTGCTTGCCGTTTGCATCAAATACGGCATAACCGTTGTTATTGTCGGCACATTTCTTAGCATTATCCAGGCTCTTAAACGCACCCTTCTGCGACTTGACATCCGCCCAGGACTTACGCACACGATAGAGTCCCGTTGCCGGAGCAGATGGTGTAACAGTGTTGCCGACAAGATTGGCTGTGACCTTTGCCGCCAAATCACCAAGCCTTGCATAGAGCCAGTTGCCTGGGCAGCTTTTGTTAGCAAACCACCGATGCACCGTCAGCACCATCTCATCAGACTTCGGCGCATAGTTCAGCGTTTTGGTCTTATCCCCAAGCCACAGGAGTTTCTTCTTGCCGTTTCGCTTACAGATGTCGGTGCAGAGCTTCACGAGAGAATCATACACCGCACTGTTCATCGCATACGGCTCGGACATATCACTGGCACACTCGATGGTGACTGCACGCTGGTCATTGGCATTGGACGAAGAACACCAGCTGCGGTTCTTCTCTTCCACGCAAAGAGAGATGCGGCCGTCCTTGCCGATGCCGTAATTGCAGCTTGCCTGTCTGGAAGGACTGGTAAAGCATCCGCAGATGCTCTCACAGGAAAGCTGCCCCACCACGCAGTGGGGCGTGATGCGGTCTATGCTGTGGGTACGCTGCCCGGAGTGATTCGGACTGAGTTTGGTGTAGGACACCAGCGAACTGTTTGTATATCCCATATTACTTATCCTCACTTTCTGCTCTGTCATGGAGCTGTTCTAATACGATTTTGATTTTCTCCGGCACTGGCAAGCCAAGGTGTGCGGCATTTTCCAGAAGACTCACGCCCTCATTGGAAATATAGAAGAAAATCACTGCGGTTCTCAGCACACTGCCTGTCCCGATGACCTGCACATCCAGCACATTGGCAATGCCCACGAGCAGGAAAATCAGCACCTTACGGCAGATGCCCTTAAAACCAACCTCGCTGGAGAGGTTCTTATCCGCAATGGCGCACATCACACCGGTGATATAGTCGATCACCACAAAGGCAAGCAGTGCATAGAGCAGACCGTCACAGCCGCCAAGGAAGTAACCAAGCCAGCCGCCGATACCTGCAAATACGAGTTGAATGCTGTTCCAGAATTCTTTCATGATGTTGTTCCTCCGTTTCTTAAAAATTGGTATGAAAAAAGCAGCTGCCCGCGATGGACAACTGCCTGTTTCCAAATGAATTATTGTTCCTGAATGATATATGTGACCTTCATGGTCTTGTCCGCCGTCTTTGTGACCGGCTCGGACAGATTATTGATAGTGGCAAGGTAATTCGAGATCACCGCAAATCCGATTGTCGTATAATTCCCACAACTGATGAAATACAGCATGGGATTTCCGAGAACCGGGGCATAGCAGTAATGTCGGTTGCTGCTGTACAGACGATTGCTCTCCGGCTTCAGAAATTCATTTGTCGCACTATCTGCAATATACAGATCACTTCCGTTATCGTCATAGTAGATACGACCATTGATTGCAAACTCCGGCAGTCCCGGAATACCGGACATCCCAGTTTCCTTGAGCTTCACCACATTTGCCGAATTCGTAAGTTCAAATTTATAAACATGGTACGGACTGTTGTAGCTTTTTACATAGACAAAGCCATCATGCACATAGGCATACCGCATACCATCGGTGTTCAGCATCACATCCGATGTATTGGTAATCGTGTAGCTCGTGGTTTTCCATGTCCCGAAGTCGATCTTTAATACAGTAAAGGTTTCATTCACCTTGGTTTGGTAGTTAGCTGCTCCGCACACATACAGAACATTCGTAGCCGGGTCGAAGTTATAGCAATTGCGCCCGGAAATATTAAATCCCTCGTCCAATGTCCATTCTTCCATCAGCGGCTTCGTGTTCCTCGGATTTTCCAGCACAGACACTGTTTTCAGATACGCTCTGCGCTTGGTGATGGTGAGTTTCGTACCACTGTCAAATCGCAGATAATATGCCGCATCGGTATCCAGGTCAACTGCAAAGAGCAGTTCCGTCACGCCTACTGTAAATCCGTTATATTTATCGCCTGTATTGGCATTGGTATAGCTCGTATAGACATACTGCAGATAGCCATTATCCACTGAGACAGCAAGTGGGTGATCCGAATTAAAAACGGCATCCGAACTGCCGTAAGAAGTATAGCCGCCATTGGCATGGGTCAGGCACACACAGGAAATCGTACCGTTTGCCTGGGATGTCTGGAAATCGTACACATATTTCATATAGCGGTCGGTGAGGTTCAGTTCGCTTTCCGTCTGGTTGAAACTTCCTCGTACCTTGCCAGTGGTATTATTCTGCTGTCCATACACAGCACTGCCAACTAACTGAGCTTCGGCAGGCGGATACATCATATCGGCATTTTCTTCGATATTGGAATCAAACAAAAGCAGACCGCCGAGCAGCTTCTGGTAATACGGTGCAAAGCTCTCATACATTCTGCTTGGGTCCTTCACCAGTCCCAGCGGCTTGAAGATATTAGCCAGTGCATTGGTTACCATATTGTGTTCCAGAACGGTTTCCGTCTGCCCAGTTTTGACATCAGTTAGTTCAATTTTCATCGTTCCTTTCAGCATTTCATGTCCTCCTTTAATTGACGTAGGTGATTTTGAAGCGTGACAGTGCTGCGTTGTCATGCAGGACAAAGTGGAAATACACTCTGCGGCTCTCCGGCAGACTATTCCACAATTCTTCCACATCGGTATTCAGCCAATCGCCAAGAGCAACTTCTTCTGAATAGGTCACTCCATCATCCAGAGAAACACAGATACCAACATCGCCGGAATACTCTGCTGTCAGCAATTTAATGCCAATAATGGAGATGTGGCTCATATCGGCAACGGCATCCAGCACTTGCGGATACGGATAGGCTTTCAGTGTAGCTTTCAGCAGTTCTTCGCTGCCACCGGCTTTCCAGAAATAAAACTCAGGATTCACAAGCGGAGTCAGCAGTTCTGCGGACGGCAGTTCCTCGAATCCATATTTCAGGAACATGGCGGCGGTCAGGTTTTCAATATCACAGACTGTCAGTTCACCGTCCGCAATCGTATAAAAAGCATTGTCTTGTTTCAGCAGATAGCCGTAGGATTCACTTCCTTTCTGCTCATACATGGCATATACGATTTCCCATGACCGTCCAGCATTGTCCTGATGATAGAAGCTGACCTGCGTACCGCCTCCGGAGCCATCGAAAAGAGTAAGTGCGGTTGTCGTTCCGTTGCAAATCAGTTCCGATGTACCTGTGTTCCCACTGGTCGGAGTCTGAATCACATTGAGGAACATATCGTTGTTGGACAGCAAAAACAGTTCAAAAATCAGCCGGTTGCTTTCAACACGATTGCTATAAACGGTGTACCCCTCAAAGCGGATTTTTAGAAATTGCAGGCCATTCAATGTTTCGCCCAGCTGTCTATATATGGCTGTGGAGCAGCCGTCCCTTCGCAGAATCTTCATCTGCTCGGAGCCTGTTCCAAATCCAAGCCAATGGTTACTGGAGATATACATGGGTGATGCTGCTATACCGTTGAACATAAAGCCGGATAATCCCTCGGTCGAAAAAGTGCCGTCATCGTTGTAGGAGCTGCTAATGGCTGTCATATTTTCGGAAGTGTTTAGAAACGGGGTCAGCACTGTTTTAAGAATGCCCACTTCGGAAATGAGGTGAAGTGTCAATTCTGTTTCTGATACAAAAGTCAGTCCATCACAGGCAATGGGGATATTCGGCTCATATGGCAATTCACCTCGAAATAAGAGGTTATTCATTTCTGTATCAGCGTAAATCAAAATTTCTCCTGTTCCCTCAAAACGGTATATCCGCAAAGTCTGTTCGGGGACATAGAAAAAGGGACTTTCCGAAAGAAGAACATCTTCCGGCTGTCCCTTACTCCACAGATATTTGGTTTCATCTATCAGCATTTTGTCACCTCCAATCGTTCCACACGTTCAAACTGCTCCGTATTCACCACAAGGTGCTGGAGCATTCCGCTGTTGATTTCTTCTGTTTCGGACACATAGGTGTAATTGCTTATCATGCAGAAAGCACCGCTGTCTTTGACTTCCACCATTGTCACATCGTAATGCGGCGGGAAATTCTTATCCACTGTAAAGGTTTTGATGACTTCCGCAACGGACAGACGCTCGTTCAGCAGATCATAACCAAATGCCACATCCGCAATCGTAATTCTGCCAATGCGCTGTGTAATGGCATTGCGTTTCTGTGCCGGGAAGATCACTGCGGCTCGGTCAGTAAAGCCGTCATGCACAAACCGCGTTTCTGCAATCGGAATACGGTCGATGGCTTCGGAAATGCTGATACGACCATTCCAGTCACCGATACCGGCTACCAATCCCTGACCGCTTATGGTCGCACGAATCTGCATCTCTCCAATGCTCATGGTACCGCCGCTGATATTCAGCAGTACAGACAGCGTGTTCTCGCTGTTTTCAATGACCTGTGTAATAGGAAGAAACAGCGTCAGAATGTGCTTTCCTGCAATACAGGTTTTCTTCGGATAAAAGGTCTTGACCTCTTCGTTGTTCATCTTGTAGGTGACGGTAAGCTCAGACTGGCCAATCTCCGAAAATGTGAAATCCACTTCCTTAACAGAATCACTATCAGTTGCATCCGCATCTGTTTTTTCAGCAGGCAACGTCCCATGAATGGTACGGATCACCTCATCGTTTTTTACCTCAAAGAGAATTTCTGCTAAAAATGTAGCTGTCGTGTCCTCTTTGGAAGTAAAGTTGATTGCCAGCACCTCGGTTTTATTGTTGCCGATGGTAAACGGTGCTGTGTTGACGAAGTTATATACGACAATTTTTCCTGCTTCCACCTGGTTCAGCAGACCAGTGATGTTTTTGTCGTTTTTGCTCTTTGCCGCTGCCAGCTTTGGATTTTTGCCTACGCATTTCAGGCTGTGCTTTCCATTTATCTTGTAGGTAATGCTCGTGATGCAGGATACCTGCGTTTCATCTGCATGACCGCCGGAGAAGCGCAGGATATCCATCGGGTCAAAAGCCGGATTGCCGATGGTATTACTATCAAACGGGACATACCGCACCACCGACAGGGCATTGAGGATATTATTCAGCAGTCTGGCTCTTGTGGTTTTCAGACCGAACTGTAACAGTGGATTTACGCCAAGGTTCATGGTCAATGCATCGTCCGGGTCGAGCGCATAGTATTCTGCTTCTTCCGTCATCATATTTGTAGAAGATACAGCAGTGTATCGGGTGACAAAATCCGAATAGCTGCTGTCAAAGCGATGTCGACTCGGCACTTCAGCCGCAGGTGCGATGCCATACGGTATTAACTGCAGTTTGCCTTCCCGGTTGATCTGGCAGACACAGCCAAGCACCTGCGCCACATAATATAAAAGGTCACGATAGCTCTCCATGTCATTATCTGCATAGATGCCGAGGGTTTCCTTGCCGTTTGGAAAAGCATCTATTTCGGCTTTGCTCTGTGCCAGCTCCACCTTGCATTCGGTACAAGCCATCAAAAGGAAACTGTACGCTGTGCCGCTGGATGCGTTGAGCTTCAGCTCCTTGTCGAAACGGAGCATATAATCGTATGCTTTCAGTTCCAGCGTTTTGATGTTTCGGTTGGCTTCGCTGACCTCAAATACACCCATAGGGATAGATTCCACAGAGCCGTCTGCCAGCGTCAGATGAAACCAGAGCCGGATTTCCGCACCGTCCAAGGTATAACGGTCAATATCGGAGAACAGAGTGATTCCCATCTCGGCGGCATATACAGAGCCAAGTTCTATCTCGGAGCTGCCGCAGCACTGCCGGGTGATGTATCCGCTGCCTTTGACAATGTCCTCATTTGCAAAATCGTAGGTTTTCTTATTCTTGGCGGTAATGGTGCCAGACCAGCTGTATTTTCTTGTATTGCTTTCAATTGCCCGCATAAAGGCATCCGATACAGGATACAAAACACCACCTCCGTCAAAATTCATTCAGCGTAAAGCTCACCGTCCACAGTCCCTTATAGGAAGTGTCCTTCTCCAGCTTTGCCTTATAGCCGCTGATGTACATTTCTGTTTCTTTCTGTGCCAAATCCTCAGTGTCAAAATACAAGACTGTGATTTTCGGCACCTTGGAATATGCCGTCAGCTTTTTGAGCCATGCGGGTGATACCGAAAAGGACACTGTGATTTTTACCACACCGCTTCGCACCACATCGCGCTGTGTGGTTCCGGCTTCTGTTTCTCCGCTGGAATCCGCTTCCACATCGGATAGGTCGATGTCGTAAGAATCCGGCAGAGGAAGGTCAGTGCCGTTGAAATTCAAATATTGCATAAATGCCATCGTTACCGACCTCCACTTCTAAGATTTGCCCTCTGCTGGGCATTGATAATGACCTCATCCAGCATCGTGCCGCCAAGGTACACAGGGATAACAATATCACCAGTTTGACCGCCAACCTGCGACAGTCCCTCACGAATTGCCGCCGTAATGCCGGAGAGTGTATCTGCTGTTCCTGCGGACATTGCCACTGTTGCCGTCTCCATTCTGCCAATTTGAGGATTGATCACCATATCCGCAGCAACACCATCCATTGCCTTTGCTACCAGACCCTTGCTCTGTTCAATGCCCTTGGCAAGTCCAGCCATGAAGTCAGGCATCCAGCTTTCGTAGTCTGTCAACGGACCCTCATCCGGCACAGAGAAGTGCAGAACAGAACGGATCTTATCTGCCACACCTGTTACCGCATCGGTGACTGCACTGATGCAGGATTTGATACCGTTGACTATGCCCATAACGAGGTCTTTGCCCCAGTTGAAAGCCTGGGATGCCAGCCCCTTCACATAGCCCACCGCTTTTTCAAAGCCGGAGTGAATCACATTGTAAATCTGACCGATGGTGTTGCCGATAGCAGTTTTCACATTGTTCCAGATGCTTGTAACCGTACTCTTGATAGCATTCATCACTGTAGTAATCACAGATTTGATACTGTTCCATACAGAAGAAACCACGCCCTTGATGGCGTTCAATACCGTTGTCACAGCAGTTTTGATGGCATTCCATATGGTAGTTACCACATTTTTAATAGCCGTCAGCACCGTAGTAATCACTGTCTGAATCGCTATCCAAGCAGTCTGGAAAAGGTTCTTGATGGTTTCCAGAATCGGTGTGAGGAATGTAACAATGCCGTTCCAAATCTCGCTGATTTTCTGCGAGATTGCGGTTAATGCACGTTCTATCAGAATACGGATGGCTTCAAAAATCGTTTCAAACAGGTAACGAAAGGCTTCGAGCAATGGAGAAATCGTGTCATAAATGCTCTGCCAAATGGAAGTAATCGTGTTCCAGATCGTGGTCATCACACCGCTGATTGCTTCCCAAGCGGAGGTGAATACGCCCTTGATGCCTTCCCACAGAGTCGTGAAAAAGCCAGAGACTGCACCCCATACCGTCTGTGCCAAAGAGAGGATGCTCTCCCAGGCAGTTGAGAGGAAGGATGTAATCGCATTCCAAGCTGTAATGACCGCCTGCTTGATGCCTTCCCAAAGGTCGATCCAAAACTCTCTGAATCCCTCGTTGGTGTTCCAGAGATAAATAAAAGCAGCCACCAGTGCAGTAATGGCTGCGATAATGAGAACGATTGGATTGGCAAGCATTGTAACATTCAGAGCCGCAAATGCTGTTTTTACTGCACTGATGGCACTTGCGATTTTCGGAACGACTGTCATAATCGTACCGACCGCAGAGATCACCTTGCCTATCACGATAAGGACGGGACCGATAGCCGCTGCAAGCAGGGCAACTGTTACGACTACTTTCTTTGTGCCTTCGTCCATGCTGTTCAGCCAGTCCACGAATTTCTGTACCCAGCCGACAATCTGCTTGATAGCAGGCATCAGCAGCTCACCAAAGGAAATGGCAAGTCCCTCAAGAGCAGATTTCAGAATCGTGATCTGTCCTTGCAGGTTATCCAGCTGGGTGTCCGCCATCTGCTGTGCAGCTCCGGCACTGTTCGTGATGGAACTTTGCAGGCTGTCCCAAGTATCGCCTGTATTGGCAAGCAGCGCATTGACCGATGCCAAATCTGTCTTGTTGAAAATAGTGGCTATGATATTGGCTTTATCCGCCGATGTCATGCCGTCCATACTCTTATTGAGGTCACCAAGGATATCGTTGAGGGAGCGCATATTGCCGTTGGAATCATAAACGGAGACACCAAGTGCATCCATCTGCGCCGCCGCTTTGTCGGTGGGGTTCTGCAAAGACAGAATCACATTTCGCAGATGCGTACCGCCCTCAGCTCCCTTGATACCGTTGTTGGCAAGGATACCGAGTGCAGTGTTCAACTCGGCAGTGCCGCCCTTGATAGACTTCGCCGTTGCACCGATAGTGAGAATACCCTCACCCAGCTGTGCCACCGAGGTGTTGGTAGACGAGGCGGTCTTTGCCATCTGGTCAACCATCTTTTCAGATTCGCTGACGCCCATACCGAGTGCAGACATGGCATCTGTTACCATATCCGATGCAGACGCAAGGTCAATATCGCCTGCGGCGGCAAGGTTTAAGACAGTGGGCAGGGTGTCACACATCTGCTGGGTGTCGTATCCGGCAAGAGCCAAATAGTTCAGAGCATCCGCACATTCCTTTGCAGAGAATGCGGTTTCAGATCCCATCTTCTTTGCAAGCTCCGACAGTGTGTCCATCGTATTGACCGACTGCCCATCAACTGTAGACATGGAATCTTTGGTGATTCCCATCGTTGCCTGAACCTGCGACATAGACGATTCAAAGTTCGCCGCTGTGGTGACTGCCGCCGTACCAAGACCAGTGACTGCCGCAGTTACGGGGAGCATCTTCTGTCCGGCAGAAGAAATATTGTCTCCAACCGTTTTCAGTTTTTCACCGTTTGCGGCAATCTTCTGCAGTGCGGCATCGGACTGCTTTGCCTGCTCCTCCAGCTTTTTGAGGTCTTGTTCGGTTTCGATGATTTCCCTCTGCAGGGCATCATACTGTTCCTGCGAGATGTCACCATTGGCAAGTGCTGTGTTTGCCTGTTCAGCCGCCGTCTTTAGCGTAGTCAGCTTTTCCTTGGTCTCGGATACAGCATCAGAGAGGAGCTTCTGCTTCTGTGCAAGAAGTTCTGTATTGCCGGGGTCGAGCTTCAGCAGCTTTTCGACATCTTTCAGCTGTGCCTGGGTATTCTTAATTTCCGAATTGACACCCTTTAAGGCTGTCTGTAGTTTAGTGGTATCGCCGCCGATTTCAACGGTGATACCTTTGATTCTGCCTGCCGCCATAGCGCACCTCCTCTCTGCAAAATGGGCATAAAAATAGCCCGGCATTGCTGCCAAGCGTTAAAATGCATCAAAATCCTTCTGCGTAGCCATCTGTGAATAGCCTTTATACTCATCATTTCCGCTTTCTGCGTACATATCGTTGACCATGCCTATCGTGAGCAAATCGAGGTCACGAATAGAAATGCCAAGCTGTACGCAGCGCAGCAGAAATAGCGGTGTTGTCATTTGGCGGTCAGTTGGGCGAAGTTTTTTTTAGAAGAAACATCCGTCTGCACATTCAGTCCCCACAGCTCGATGATTTTCGGCAGCACCTGGTAGATGGAGAAGGTACTGAATTCATCCAGCCATTCCTCCGGGGAGTCAGGGATAGACGGGTCTGCGTGCTTTGCCATCACATAGGCGATGTTCTCGAACATTTCCAGAGAAAACATATCCAGTCGAGAATTTTCCTCATCGCCGTTCCCCACAGCTTTGCCGAGCGCATCCAGGTCTTTGTAAATGTCGCGATGGAACTTGATGCGGTAAATGCGTGGAATCGCCGCAGATGCCTTGAACGGCACCTGCTTTCCGTCAATTTCAATTTTCTGAATCATACTCATGATTTATCACTCCTTCACAGCTTTTGCAGTGGACTTGGTACTTTGTTCAGATACATCCGATGCAGCTTCTGCCGCTGCCGCCGGAAGATATACAGCTTTGTACCAGTCCGTATAAATCTTTTCGGTGGTATCATCCCCAGTCTTAGCCTTTACATAGCCGCTTGCAAGCGGAGTGGCCTTGACCGAAAGTGTTTCCGTCTGCACCTCGATCTCATCCTCGTTGGTCTGGGATTCGATAGACGGACGGCTTGCTGCACAGTTATACAGCACATGACGAATCTTCTTTACATCACCGTCAAACTCGAAAAGCAGTGCAAAGTTCGCCGTTTCCACATTGGCGTTCTCCACCAGCACCTTGTTGGTATCCAGCGTTTCCTTCAGCACATCGGTACGGAAGGACTCCGGAATCATCGCAAGTTCCAGATCACCCTCATAACCCATGTTGTTGCTGATGGTGTAATAAGCGTAGCCGTCTGCATAGAAGTTGCTCGGCTCACCGTTTGCATCCAGGGAAAGGGATACCGCACCGGGCATCGGAACAGGCGTGCCAAAGGACACATCTCCGTTATCACCGATGGTCTGCAAAGCGTAATGCACATTGCAGATATTGAATTTCACCTTATTTTTCTTAGGCATATCAGTTTACCTCCATTTCAAATGTGTACAGGACTTCGTAAAGATTCTCCGATTCAACCCATACCTCGGTTTTCTCATAAAAAATGCTATGCTCATCAAGCACAGCTTCGACCTTCTGTTCTGCCGACAAGTCCTTGCAGTCGGTATACAGTTCAATATGGATTTCGTTGATTTTGTAATAGACCCTACCGTCAGCGGAGAAGTTGTCACTGTTCGGAATCAGATAACAAATGAACGGCGGGTCCGGACTCTCACCCTCTGCAAAATGGTCATACGCAAAAGGCAGTCCGATTTGTTCAAGAATCGCTGTGATTGTTTCCATTGCTTATCCTCCCAGTGCCTTTTCTACTTCGGACTCCAAGGTCTGCACCGCTTTTTCTTCCGCAGTTGCGATATGCGGTCTTGCGGCAACACGACCGCCGCCTCGCTTGGCATGACCATGCTCCAGAAGGTGAGCAATCTGATAGCGGTTTTGGGAATGTACCACCACATCCAGCGAGTTGGAGGTTTCCTTTACCGTCTTGACCGCCCAGCTTTTTGCATATTTTCCGGTGTCCCTTGGGGCTGTCTGCGAAATCTCATCCTTTACGGATTTTCCGGCTTTCTTTACCGCTTTTTTCAGATCATCGGTGGCAAGGTCAGCATATTCCTGCAAGCCTTCCATAATAGCCGAAGCCATACGGTCAATCGGTACTCTGTCTGATGCCATGCTTACCGCCTCACTTTCTGGCATTTCAGCTTGATGGATTTCTTTTTGAAATTCATGTGGTCGATACCGAGGACGTTATAGGTGCTGCCGCCATAGACTACTCTGTACTTATCAGAGGTGATCTCTGCAGCATTCCGGCACCAACGAATGGTAAAATCCATCTTGCTGTTGTCCACGATCATTCCGGCATCGGTGTCCTCATTCGGAGATTCACTGCTGACGGTTGCATAGCACGAATACCAATCTGTCCATGTGTTTTTATGGTTGCCGATGCTGTCCACGACCACTTCATTTTTCTGTACGGTGATCCGTGCATTCAAAAGAGCGACATTCATCAAAATCCCTCCTTGCGGATGCCGAACAGCAACGAACGTAGCGACATTGTCAGCTCGTAATGGTCTGCATCCTCACGATGCTCATACAAATATGCCACTGCATACATGACAGCAATCTTGGATACAGGCTCCTTTGCAAAATCTTCTGCCGAGAGCCTTGCCACATCTGCACACAGTGTTTCTGCGGATTGCAACGCATTTTCGAGAAAATCATCATCGTCTTGGAAATCCACCCGCAGATACTGTTTCATCTCATCCAAAGATACAATCATATCTATCACCACCTCGAATCAAAAGATCAGGCACAGCTCTGCTGTCAGAGCTGTGCCATAAGCTGTCAATTGTGATTAGTCTGCCTTGAGTTTCAGAATCTGCACTGCTTCCGGCAGAATCAGCTTGCCATCGACACGCTCCTTGGCAACATAGCCAATCATGCCGTTGCCTGCGAACAGCTCGTTGAGCTGCTTAAAGGAACGGGTGCCGCGGTCACCGATGTTGTAATAGCTGTAATCACCGAATGCAATAGCGTTCTCCGGTGCATACGCAGAGGTATGAACAGCGTAACCCAGCACCTTGTCCGGCTCACCTGCCTGATAGGACGGCTGCCAGATGTAAGCACCGTTGTTGTCCTTCAGCTTGCGGAGCTGCGCCAGCGTCTTATCGTTCATGATAAAACTTGCGTTCTTACGGTACGGACGCTTGAGGGCATATACCAGGTCGAGCATATCGTCCGACTTGATAGCAGCAGAAAGCGTACCTGCTACCGTACCGCCGCCAGTCGCAGCGAAAAGGCCGGTCGGCTTGCCGGAACCGTCACCATTGAGGAACGCATCCTCCTCGGCATTGGCCAGTGCCTTGCCAAACTCGGTGATGATATAATTCTCCAAACCGAACGCATTGTCGTAGAGAAGTTCCTCGGTCACCTTGATTGCAACATGGAGCTTGTGGGCATCCAGAAGAATCTGACTGAAGGTTGCATCACCAAAGGTGAGCGCACCGCCTTCCTCGATCCACGCCGCCGCAGGCTTGGTAGCTGCGATATTGATCTTATGCTCACCGGAAGTCGTGATAATATGACCCAGGCTGCGCATGATGTTCTCTTCGGTAAGAACATCGATTAGTCGGCTGTCATATTCCTCCGGCACAAGGTAGCCGCCGTCAGCGTCCACACCTTCCTGCAGGATATTGGAAACCTGCTTGAAGTTGCTGCGGAGTGCTTTCAACATACCCTCGCGGTATTCATCGGACGCACGACCCGTTTTCGGCTTTTCCTTGCCGTCTGCAGTCATCGGCTTTGCCACGATAGGCGTATTCACAGGCTTATTCAGCTCATTTTCCAGCGCTTCCATCTGCTCCATACGCTCGATTTCGGCACTATAGTCCTTGATTTTCTTTTCCATGTCGGCATAGGCAGCGGCATCCTCCGCAGAAAGCAGACCATCCTTGTCACGCTTGCTCTCCACAAATGCCTTTGCACCCTGCCATGCCTTGTTGCGTGCTTCACGAAGTTCATTGATCGTCATAATAAATTACCTCCAGTTTTTGATTAAATTGAGCCGTTCCATCAAGGAATCGGCATTGGTCTTGGTTTCGGATTTCTGTTCGATTCTGCACTTGGCAGTAATCTTATCCATGAGATGATTGGTGACAGCCATGCGGGAATACACATTGCTGACCTGTGGCGCTTCCACAGCATCCGCTGTATTTCTCTGCATGATTTCATCTGCAAATCCCATCTCCACTGCGCTGTTTGCATCCATCCAAGTCTCTGCGTCCATAAGGTGCGAGAGCTTCGCCCGGCTTAGCCCAGTCTTGATTTCATAGGCATTGATGATGGACTCTTTCACCTCATCGAGCATAGAAATAGCCTTCTGCATCTCCGAAGAGTCACCGAAGGCTATCGTTGCCGGATTGTGGATCATCAGCATGGACACAGGGGATACCAGCACCTTGGTTCCTGCCATCGCAATGACGGATGCGGCACTGGCTGCGATGCCGTCAATCTTGACGGTCACATTGCCCTTATAATCCATGAGCATATTGTAGATTTGCGCCGCCGCCACACAATCACCGCCGGGTGAATTAATCCAGACGGTAATGTCACCGCTGCCACTGTTCAGCTCATCCCTAAAAAGCTGCGGCGTGACATCATCGTCAAACCAGCTTTCCTCTGCGATGGTACCGTTCAGAAACAGCGTCCTCTCCAGTGTCTGCTCCTGCGTTTCCTGATTCGTCACCGTCCTGTTTTTCCAGTTCCAGAACTTCTTCATTGGAATTGTTCTCCTTCCCGCTGGCGGCAAAGATACCTGCGTCTGCCAGCTTAGTCATATTGCCGTTGATGAGATAAAGGTCACCGCCGTCCTCGACAGGGATGCGGTCAAGATTTTCAAGCTCTCGGATGTCATTAGCGGACATCCAGCCGTTCTGTCTTGCTGTGGCATATCCGCTCATGCGGCTCTGATAATCGCCGCGAAGCAGACCGTCCACATTGAACTTGATGAAATACTGAGATTTGTCACTTGGAGAAATCAGCACCCTCGCCAGTGACTGCTCCCATCGGACAAGCCAGGGTTCCAGGGTGTATTTCACAAATTCCAGTGACTGCTGCTCAATATTAGAAAAGCTCGACTTTTCGAGGTCACCGACCATGTGGGGCGGCACTCTGAAAATTCGAGCGATTTCGTTGATCTGAAATTTTCTTGTTTCCAAAAACTGTGCTTCGTTGGGCGAAATGGAAATCGGTGTATATTTCATCCCTTCCTCCAGCACAGCAATCTTGTGGGCATTCCCACTGCCGCCAAAGGTCTGTGTCCAGCTGTCACGAACCTTGGACGGGTCTTTCAGTGTTCCCGGATGCTCCAGCACACCGCTTGGCGCAGCACCGTTTGCATAAAATTTACTGCCGTATTCCTCTGCGGCAATCGCAAGGCCGATGGCGTTCTTTGCCATAGCAATAGGTGAATAACCGACAAGTCCGTCAAAACCAAGGCCGGGAACATGGAGAACATCGGTCGGTTTCAGCCGAACAGTGCCGCCTTTGGTGGTCTTTGCTTCATCGGTCGAGGTCTGGTATTCATAATAAAGCTGGCCTTTATCATCCCTGTCCACTGTCATGCGGTTTGGCATCAGCGGATACAGTGCCACGACCTCTCCCTTGCCATTTCGGATGATCTGTGCATAAGCGTTGCCCCACAGAAGCAGATGCGTCATGAGCGTTTCACGAAACACGAAGCTTGTCATTTCCGGGTTTGGTTCATCATGCAGTACAAAGTACAGCGGATGGTCGATTGCTTTTTCCTTGCTCCCGCCATCGGTGTATCTGTAAAGATGAAGCGGCAGTCCTGCGACAGCTTCCGACAAAATACGCACACAGGAATACACCGCTGTCATCTGC